CATCTGTAGCGGCACGTATGGGCAGTAGAAAATACCAGCATCGAATGCGCTTGAACCTTTATAACCAACAACTAGGTAGTTATTACCTGCATATCGGTCAATGTAAACACGGAAGCGACCGTTTAGGATACCTGCAAAGGTGTTGCCTGTGTCGTCAATGTTTAGGTTGTTGCTATTCAAAGCAGGGGTGTAATCTAGAACACCTGCCATTTGTAGTGCGGATGCAACGTCTGAGGAACAAACGATGATGTTACCTTTACCACGGCGGGTTGCTTTTGCGATTGCGTTTGCTTCTTGTTCAATTTGGAACATAAGACCTTTGAACTTTTCAACACTCCAACGACCGTTTGCGTCAACGTCAAGGTCAAACACACCAGCGTTTGCAGTTGCGACCGCACCAGTAACAGCATTGCTGTAGATTGTACGGATAACTTCGCGGTTAATCTCTACAAGAATTTCACTTGACAAGATGTTTGCCAATTCAGTTTCTGCGTCTAGACCGTGAACAGCACGAAGGTCTTGTGCAAGTTCAGTGGTGTATTCTGCTTTCAACGCACGTGATTTTGCTTCTACTGCAACTTTTTCAATTGAGAATGCCATTTCTGCAAATGCATCACCAGTTGAACCTAGTGCTTCGGCAGCAGCATTGGACATGCCAGTACCTGTGTCGAATAGTGAAGTGTTAGCAGCATCTGCGGTAATTGGTGAACCCAAGTGAGTACCAGTACCAGAGAATGATGTGTTTGCTTCTGTGTAGAATGCTTCGTCACCAGACTGTGATGCATACTTTGAACGCATTGCGAAGATTAGTCCAGTTGGTCCAGTCATTGGTTGAACACCAGCAATGTCATACGCAACTAGGTTTGGCATAGAACGGCGCACTAGTGAAATTAGAACAGGGTCATAACCTGCTACTGGACCAGTTGCAGTTGCTGAACCACCAAAACCACCAGTACCAGCAGCGTTAGAAGGTGTTTCCATCAACAAGGAAGATGCTGACAAGGATGTGCCTTCTTTAAGCGCCTTTTCAGTATTTTCCAAAATAGTTGCGGTAACTGATTTTTTGTGTGAGTTTTCAATTGGCGCAAAACTATCATGCTCCAAAAGTGGACCCCACTTATTAATTATCTGATCGTTAGATAGATTCATTTGTGTCTCTCCTTGTGTTATTGTTGTTTTTATTAATTATATTTATAAAAACTTAGTTTTCTCTATTATTTCTTGTTTTTTGCGTTGATTGCAGCGACGATTGCATTAACTGAATCATATTCAGAAACACGTTGCTTGAAGTTAGTATCCTCCGTTAGGATTTCTTCTTCTTCCGCAAATTCTTCTGAAATAACAGGTGTTTCTTTTTTGAAGAAAGATTCTTTCAATGTTTCAAGATCGTTTTTGAAAGCATCAATATCATCATTGTCTAGTTTTTCAGAAAGAATTTTCATTCTTTCTTTTTGTGATGTTGTCAAATCTTCACAAACAGCGTTGAATACTTTTTCTGCTTTTAATGCAGCAATTTCTTCGCTCAATTCGATGTTTTTGTGCATCAAGGTGTTTTGTGACTGATTTGATTCGGAAAGTTTTCCTTCCAATTCATTAACAACATCAACAGTTTCTTCGTCAATTTCAATTCTATGCTCACTGAATAGAGACATTAGACCTTCCATGAAAGATTCTGCCATTTCGACTTTAACGCCGGATTCAATAGCAACTTCATTTTCTTCCATCCATTCAGCAACAATGTAATCTAGATAAGCATCTAGATTTTCAATTATTGCATCCATTGACTCTGTAACAGATTCATTTAGGTTTGTTTCGAATTCTTCTTCAAGTGATTCTGCAATTTTAATCGCTTTTGCTCTTGCCGCTTCATTCACTGCCGCTTCAAACACAAGTTGTGCTTTTTCTTTGAAGTCTTCTGAAAGGTCAGTTCCTTCAAACAAATCTGCAAATGATTCAGAAACTTCTTCGATAGAATCTTCTTCTTCATCTGCTTCTTCTTCATCTGCTTCTTCTTTAACTGTGTCTGCTTTTGCATCTACAGTTTTGTTAACGTCTGCTTTACGCTTTTTAATTGCTCCACCAGCAGGTGTAACTACATCAGCGGTATCATAGATGGTATCATCATCTATTATATCAGTAACCGCCTTTAAGTCTTTTCCATTTGCCATGTTGTTTCTCCTTTTTATTGGATTATTACTTTACATAATCTTATTTATAATAGTTAGTTTTTCTCTTAACGCAGAGATTGAATATACGCTTCAAAAATTCTTAATGCTTTTCTTTCATCAATTTTTTTGACCGTTGTTTTATATTCTTTCTTTACTTCCTTGATAGTTTCTGCTATCTGTTCCGCAACTCTCCAATTACCAGCATTATCTAGGTAATAATCGGTATTTTCCATAATACCATTGACGAAACAATCTGGTCCAGATGGGTCAGTGACAACATCAACAGTTGCCAAATGGAAATCATTTTGAACTTCCATGATACCAGTTTTGGTTTGCTTCACTGATCCTAGACCACGTGTTGAAACGCCAACTTTAACACCTTCATCAATGAAGGTCTTTACAATTTCGCCCATTGGTGTAGAAAGAATTTTTGCTTTACCATAAAAATTAGAACCATCACGCTTCATTTCTGTTATCAAATGTGAAACACGATCACCATTAATTTGTGGTCCGTTTGGATGTCCCAATTCTCCTAATGCGCGCTTTGTAGATATAAAGTCTTTTTGATAACGTGCCATTTCTTTTTCAAGAATATCAGAAGGATATACTCTGCCATTACGATTTTTCAAATCGCCTTGCATGAAAATACCTTCGATAAAATAACTCTTTTTACCATCTTCATTTGCTTCTGTGATTACCTGACAATCTTCGTCATAGATTTCTGTGATTAATTTCATTTCCCTTAACCCCTTTTATTTTTATTTATAAAACTTAACTTTTGTATGCAACTGGTGTGCAATATACTGTTGTGTTTGCGGTTATTGTATCAAGAACTGCTTTTTCCACAACTTCAACCCCACCAGCGGGTATAGTAAATGAACCATAAATTTCTGAGGTTTCACCATTTGTCATTTGAATAAGAGTATTTGCAGATGCGTAAATTCTAACTAATTTTGAATCATTGACAGTAGATGCTGTGGTAACTTCCACTTCTGTTGATATCGGTTTGGTTATATTCATATTACATTGCCTCTCTTGCGAAACTCAAAATTTCATCAAAACCTTTTTTGTCTTTCATCATAGACATTTTCATCTTATTCGCGCTTGAAGAAGAAACGTTATTGAATAGTTTATTTAATGCAGAAACATCATCACCGGAAAGTGTAACTTCACTTTTATCTTTCAATTTCATGACTCTTGATTTGAACCCTTTTTCAAGGTCCAGTTCTTCTTTTTGCATTTTTTTCTTTTCGATTGCTTTGAAAAGAGACATGTTTTCAGAAGCACTTTCTTTCATTGCTTGTTTAGTAGCAGTCGCATACATAACTTCTTTCCACTTATCACCATAACGCTTTTCCATGTCTGCTTTATTTTTTTTCATGCCTTTGACGATTTCTTCACGGCGCTTCATTTGTGCGTCTGTCATTTCTTCTTCGTTTACTGCCATATCTTCGCCAGTGTCGTAATCAGCAATTCTTTTTGCTTTTTTCTTATCAGAAGTGTGCTGTCCTTCCTCAGAAGCAGGATGATCAAAAAATTCAATTTCATGCTTTAACTTGAAATTCAATTCATCTTCTGATTTTGGTTGCGCAACTTCCATCATCAATTGTGTGAAGGTTTTCATTTTGCGTGTCCTTTTATTTGTTTATCTGTTATATTTATAAAATAATATTATTCGGTTTCTTTTTCAGGTTTGGGTTTCTCAGGAGGTTCTGGTGGAGTAGAAGGTTCTTTAGTGTCTTCTTCATCATCATTGTCGAAATTATCATTGCCACCATCACCAAAACCGTCATCTTCATTATAGAGACCTGCTTTTTTTTCAGCGGCAATTTGCTTATCCATTTCTCTGATTTCATCATCGCCCATTTGAAGAATTGTTCTTTTAACCCATTCCAAAGAGAAATATTTACCGACATATTCTTCTGTATCTCTAAGAGTTGAAAGTCTTTCTCTAAGAATTTCTGCTTCTTTTAATTCTTGAAAATAATTTTCTTGTATAAAGTCATAACGGATAGAATCTTGTATTTCTTTCCATTCACTTGGTGTTATTATACCTTTAAGGACAAGTTGTCTTTCTAAACATCTATCAAATAAAATAGAAAAGCGCACTCTCAATCTTTGAACAAATTTTGAAAATTTCAATTCTTCTCTTGTTATTTCAGAAGTCCTACCAAATGAATACATATTTTCTGGTTGAAGTCTTCCAATAGGAACATTCAATGATTTATACAATTTATTCAAAAAATATGTAAGATTTTCATTCTCTCCCAAACCCTGACCAGCAGGTAATGTGTCAATTTCTGTTGATCTGCTACCTTCACGTCTTGGAAACCAGTAATCTTCTGTCATTGTCATCATTTTTCTATCATCACGGATTTCTCCTGTAGATGGGTCATACACAACTTTATTCTTGTGTCTTGCCATCATATCATGTAGATATTGTTCTGCTTTTGCTTTCGGCAAATTACCAACATCAATATAAAAAACACGTCTTTCAGGCGCACGTGTCAATGTATAAATTATAGTTGCATCTTCTAGCATTCTTAATTGGTTTAGAGGTCTAATTGCTTTATGTAAATGTGACAATACAAGTGAATTGTTCTCATTCATCAAACCAGAGGTAACTCTGATAATAGAATCTTTTGCAATTCTAACACCACCAACAGTAGTGTTTCCATTCATTTCAGAACTATTTTTTGAAGTGTTACTACTTCCGAAACCGTTTTCAGAATACATATAGTATTCTTTTTTAATCTTTTTTTCCATAAAACCAGTATCTGAAACATTTTTAATAGGAACGATCTCAATTTCACGTATTAGTCTGATTTTTCTTGGGTCAATATAGCGTAATTCTACAATACCCCTTTTAATATTTTTTTCGTCTATCATAGCATGGTAGTTTAATCTACCATCAACATAAAATTTTGAAAAAATATCATAACCATTATTCGAAAAATCTAGAAGTTTTAAAACACCATCAAATTCTTCTCTGATTTTTTCTTTTACTGCATCTGATGATTTAACATCATCCAAAATTACTTCAACAACTCTTTCAAGAGGATCAATGGTTATTGCCTCATTGACAATTTCATCAATTGCTTGTTGCATCTCTGGATTTAATGCAATTTGCCTATATCGTGTGACAAGTTCTGCTTCTGTTTTTGCGGAACCCTCTATATCTAAAAGCATACCGTAAGAACCACCTAAAGCGGTTCCTACGTTTAATGCCCCATCATCATTTGTAGGTGCTGTGAAAGAAACGATATTATCGTTATTTTCGTCTTCGACACCTTCATTTTCTCTTTTTATTTCAAAACCAAAAAGTCTCAATTCTATCCATCCTTTATATGTTATTGGTTATTTAGTTGACAGAAGAACCTGTAACTCCACCATCAACAACCCACAAGTCATACTGGAAGGTTATATTAAATTCTTCAATAGAGTCTTGTGTTTCCCAATTCAAATCAATTGGGTCAATAGTTAGTGTATATATACCTTGGAAAGTATATTGTCTAAGAACTGTTCCATCTTTACCATATTGAATAACCTGTGCGTCAGATTTATAATCTTGCGGCAATGCTCTTTGGTTACTAACGTGTGAATTGATAGAATTTGACCATGCTTCCATTGCATTTCTGATAGCAAAATCTTCATCATTGATCACTGTCACTGTCCAATCTTCGAATGTTCTATCACCAGCATACTTAACTTGTCTGCCAAAATATGGGACAGTGAATGAACCCAAAGAAGAACCAGGGATTTGTGAAGATTTTACCATGAATGGAATTTTTACATCAGCAACCCCTGAAACAGGGTTAGTGATTCTCACTTCGAATAGGGTGGGTCTTGCCCCACCCCCCACAAGTTGTGATTTAAATTCGTTTATGCTGAAACTCATTGCTTTATTTCCTTTTCTATTTCTATTTGAACAACTTCATTGTTATTTAGCATTTTTTTAACTTTATAATAAGAGATGACCTTTTTTTCTGAAAGTTCTTTTATTGAACCATACACGACATTTTCATATAATAAACTTATAGACCTTGGGTTGTTTTCGCCCTTCATTTTTTCAGAATGGTTAGGTCTTTTCTTGCCTTTTAACCAATAACATGAACGTCCTTTTAAACTTTTACTAAGGTTTTCTTTATGTGTATTTGAGAAAATTTTTCCTTTATGTGAGTTAGATGCCTTTTCTCTTGATTGTTTATTCCATCCGTGGAGAGAGTATTTCGTTTCTATTGCTCTATTTGTAGTTTTGTTCAACCAAATTTCACTCTCTAATACATTCATCTTTTTTAAAACTTTAGTTTCCCAAGCAATGGAGTCTTCTCTATTATCAAATATTTTTCTGACTTGTATTATATCTGGGTCTCCGTTTTCCTGTGCAAATTTTTTCACATATTTACTAGATGTAAAATAACTAACCCATATTTCTATGGGATCAGATATTTTTGAATATCTGACCCCATAGTAGTATTTATTGTGCTGAGACCAACCTATTAAGTAAGTATACGGTTTCAACTCCATCTCCCATTAAAATTGCTGACCGACAATTTCTTCAAATTCAACACCTGTTCTAGTTGCAATAAATGTCAATTCAATGTAATTGATTGTTTTTGCAGGTTTGATAAAGATGTTTGCTCTAAAGATATTTTGATCAATAACGTCAGGAGTGTTAACTGTGGCGTCAGATATTACTCTGAAATCAATAATGCCTCTTTTTCCCTGAATATCACGCAAGAAAGGTTCAACTAAGTTTTTGAACTGTGTTTGTGTGAATTCATCATTAAAATCAAACAAGAATGAAGCAGAAACAGTTGCAATTGCTTTTTCAACAGTGATAAACAATCTACGAACATTTATTCGGTTGAAAGCACTTGCTCTACCCAAACCAGTTTTG